AAACGGTAAACGTGTCAAGCATTAATTTAAATATTTCCTGCTTCCAATCCAGAAATTTTACCTGTTGCTAGTATGATATCACGAACACGCTCACGATCTACCGTATCGCCACAAAATTCTTCATCGTTTACATCTAGACAAGTAATATACAATCGTGTTGCTAATTGTATTTGTTCAACGGTAAACCCAAGCGGATAGATGCCAAGTGCACCATAAAAACTAAATGTATAATCTACAAAATCATTGATGAATTCAGTTGTTGGAATGCTACCGCAATCAGTCATTTGTGTTGTCATTTCAATCCCCTAATTAATTAACCAATGAAAAGATTATATCAATAAACGGTAAACGTGTCAAGTGTTTTATAAATTAATTTGTAAATCGTATTTTGTATCATTAGTGTAACAAGTGTACCCTAAACCTGCATATTTACCCTCGATACACTCTTTATAGATTTTTCTGCAATAATTATTAAGTTCAATAAAATCGCCCACGCCCTCTGCGATCTGCTTTTTGGTTGTGTAAAATGAAACGCCATTAACAATAATTCGAATTTTCTTAGTCATTATGCAGACTCCTTCATTTTTGCTAATGTTGATTCGGCACATTCACGGGCATTGCTAAATGCATAATCATCCGATATTTCATGAAAAGCAGCAACCCGCACCCAACCAATATCATTGTATTCTACAAATTTTTGCACAATTAAGTTATGTCCCTCAATTACAATTCGGACACTTGTCCCATACTCACTATAAATTCGACTCATTTTTTTTCTCCCGTTTATGCTACGCAATCACCACTACGAATCAATTCAGATGCCATGCGACCATAGGAACCTTGCAATTGCCATGCCAAGCCAGAATTAATTAGACTCTGAAACAATTCAATGGTTTGTTCTGCATCTAATTCACCTTCTTCGTATGCCATGATTTGTGAGACTTGATCCATTTTTTTCTCCCTAGAATTAATCAACCAACACACATATAGTATCAATAAACGGTAAACGTGTCAAGCATTATTTTACCAAAATTTCTTGGCTTTCCAAATCAGCAACTAACGCCAGTAGTCTATCGGTGGCAGCACCTTTATCATATTCTGCCATCATTGCCACGGAACGTAGCTCTTTCATAATAATAGATAATTGTTGTGTATTTGTTAATCCAATCGAATTTTCTGACCATACCAAATTAACAATGTCAAGTAAACGATTAGTTGTCTTTTCGATACTTGCTAAGTTTTCAAGTGTATAATTCATTTTACATACTCCAATAAGTTTCACTAGCAGGATTGCAGCACCACGGCGTATCAGCAGGTATAACCACATCTTTACCTGTCATTAAGTTTTTGACAGTCATTGTTGCACCTTCTATCATATAATGACGGTAGCTGCGTATCTTAGAATTACGATTTGTGTGCTTATTAACAACTTGCAAATAATTCAAACCATACGCATTTGCAAATATTGCATAATCGATATCTTCTTCCAGATATGCGTATTCACCACGCTGATAACTAAAATTTGATATCTTACCTGCAATACCCAATTTTTCGAGTAGTGCTTTTGGAACTTTCAACCAACCATGACCTGCATCTGTGTAATATGTGAATTTCATTTTTTATCTCCCAATAAAATCAATCAACAAACATATAATAACAAATAACGGTAAACGTGTCAATCTCTTTTTGATGATGCCACGCGATTAATATATTTGTGTTCCATAATTACCACATCACGTTCAGCACCATACACATTAATCGGTGTATCTAATTTGACATGATGACTAACGCCGCCGCCATAGGTAACACGCGATAAGCTTACAGTACCACGAATAGGAAACTCGCCCATGTAATTACCAAAAACAGTCATACCTTCTAAATTCCATGTACTCATAATTAAATCCCCATACGATCAAGTATTGCTTCAATGACAAGGTAAATGCCGCCGACAATTCCTGCTATCATAAAGATTATTTCGATTGTTTCCATAATCACTCCCAATCTTCATCTTTATTATTAACAACCACAACGCTATTATTACCGATAATAGGTTCGCTGTCAACAACTATTTTCGGTAATTCAATTATTTCTGGTAAAGTATAAGATAGCGCAATAATACCAATGCAAGCAGCAATTAATATTATTTGAAGTAGAATTATCAAAAAGATAAACATCATTCATCCAGTATTGATAACTGTTGAACGTGATATTCGTTTTTGATTTGTGTGACGTAATCTTCTGTTAGCTGTTCTTTCTTAAATGCTAACAGTTTTTCTTTTGTAGAGTGTGCGGATAGATTTATCCACGGATTGAATTTTGCGTTTGACTTAGGACGAAATTGTAAAATCCAAATGTGTTTCATAATACACCCCAATTAAGTTATTTAATTCAAGTGTACACATAAACGGTAAATGTGTCAAGTATTATTTTGCTGGAACACAACGGTAACGCTCAGATGAAATACCCATTGTCTTTGCAGCATCTTTACAACCTTCTACCGAATAAAATGTGGCAAGATAACGCCAATCGTGTGCCTGTACCAATGATGCATTAGAACCTGACATTGCAACTACAGTATAAATCATTAGTGCGAAATTCATGATTCACCTTTCAATTTAATTATTATATTTTCTTTGATGCATAATTGTGCATCGCGTGTGCGTAGATAATATCCTTTTTTGGATATACATTCCTGCTCTTGTGCATCCCATTTGTTTTTTTCTGTTGCCACAACAAATGCAACCATACTACCAATGATAAACAATAGTAGTATAAAACCTAGTTTATCATTGTCCCATATCATTTTAATGGTACTTGTTCTTTTGGTGAAACCCATACACCCGCAGCTTGCAAATCTTTACCTGCACCCTGCAAAATACCCGATGTAGTATTACAGGCAGTCAATGATACAATCATAATCAACAAAAAGATTTTCATGTTTGTTCCTTCAATTCTTTAATACGTTCAGCCAGTACAGATGCAGCAGTATTATAATGTCCAGTTGCACCTGTGTTCGGATTGTAATAATATCGTAGTATCGTTTCCATTTCTGTTTGCAGTACCGCGATATATTCTTCTTTGCTTGTAAAAAATTGCTTCACACTTCCTCCTGCAAAAAACCTTGTGTAGGTTTAAATAGTTTTGCTGCTAATCCACATTTATCTTTATCTTTACGCATTTCATCAGCACTCATTTTTTCATGATTGCCAAATATTAAATCAATTCTTTTAATCGATGATTCGGAGTTACAAATTGCACTCTCTGTTTCAAAGTGAGTGCAATTTACACATAATTTAATCATTAAGAAATTCCTGTCCAACTCAATGTTGGATAATCGTTATTCAATACATTACCTCTTGGATAGTTTTTTGTTGGTGCTTTGTATGTTGCTGCTTTCCATATATCACCAGTAGATTTGTCAATAAACGAATGTATATATTTTTTAACACTTTTTTTGCCATCCCACGGTCTGAAAAATACTTTGACATATTTGTTGCCAATGTCAAATTCAACGCCATGATCGATGGGTGTAGACTCTGTAACATTTACATAAGAAGATATGATAGCATCTTTATAACCAATCAATGCCACCGCTAATTCGTCAGATACTTTTTTCATTATACCATTTCTCCGTAAGCAATTGAATCATTAGTGTAAGATTGTGAAGCATACATCAATTGTTCATGACCTGCAAACATTTCATATACCATTTCATCATATTCTGCTTCGATAGCATCATCATTAACTTTGTCAGCCATCAATTTCAACAACAGATTTACTTGATCGATAGTCATAACATCCCCGAATTAATTACCATAAACAGATAATATCAAATATCGGTAATCGTGTCAAGCAATATTTTCGTAGAAATTGTGCTTAGATTTTATTATGTGTATGAATTCTTGTATTTCTGACAAGTCTGGACGATCTTTGTATGTGCCAATGTACAATCCACGAATTCTATCTAAACCACGAATAGAATCAACATCACGAACATATCTGTATTCAAAATGAAAACCCATTTGTCGTTTTTTTATAACAAAATCTTGAAACTCACTAAAATTACCTGCTACAATATGAATGGGGTAATCATTGCCTTTAAACCATTCTTTCACGTATGATAACATTAATGCTCCTATCGATTAGGAAACTGTCTTTTACGCCATAGTGATTTTCGTTGTTTATTTTGCACTTTTTAGTTCTCTGATAAGTCTAACCTGTGTATCAGGTACAGCATGAATTCTAGCGCGATAAATCATTTCATCAGAATCTACTTTTTTCACTCTTGTAAATTCTATGTGCCTTGATCTAAACAATTCATGCACTATTTTTTCCATCAATTCTGCTTTTATGGATGCTTCATCTTCTTTCGAAGATGGTATAGAATAAATTGGAATTATGTGCTCAACCGTTATTGTTTCACCTGTAATAGTATGGTCAACAAAATTAGGTATTGATGACAATACACCGCCACCGCCACCAGTACCTACCGATATACTGTAAATTCCTGTTGGATTTGGGGGAACTTGAAATGTTACGTTTGTAGTCATAATATATTTACTCCATCAATTAGATTGAACCGCCACGACCATCTTTAGGTTTATCAACTTCTGTTTTACGCCATTGTTTTGTATCAACAGGTTCACCAGTATGTAATGATGTTAAACTTTCTTCTGCACCAATATATCCCTTTAAGAATGTATTGAATGATAAACTAATTCGAGTATCTTTGCTTTCTGTTTGTTCGACCATGTGTGTGAGATATGATGGGAACAATACTAAATCACATGTACCCACATTAAACCACCACGATTCTGAATTGAATTGATTATATCTGTCAGTTGGTAATGATATGCGCTTATATCCATTCTTATAGAAATAGATTTTATCTTTTTCGGGATCAGCATTAATATACAACACACCAGAAATATAACTATTCGGGTGTTCGTGCTTATGATGAAACTCTTTAGGCTGTGTAAAATTTAACCATGATTGTGTAACGTATGCTTCAACTGGATTATATGATGATTCAATCTCATTCATATAATAATTAATATAAAATTGAACAAATGATTTTAGACCTGCCATTACGGGTTCTTCAAATACATACCTATCAACACTTGTAGTGTTACCAGTATTTTTAGTCACGTTCAATGCACATTTCTGTACAAATGCAACTTCCTCATCAGTATATTTCCGTGGCAGTTTAGCAAATAGAACTGGTGTAGGGAATAATTGATTTGTTACTGGTTCTGGATAGAATGTAATTGTGCTGTTAGTATTAGCAGCAATACTATCATCCTTTTCTATTTTCTCAGTCTTTTTCTTTTTTGTTGACATTTTCATCCTCTTTGTATTCGTCAATCGCAGTCTGCGCCCACATTTCTTCTGTTTCTAGTAGTGGCATGTCGTATTCATCCGACAACCACGGCTTATTTGTATTTGCCTTCGAAGTATTCATTTGCTTTTATCCTTGCTTCTTCTAATGATTCTGCAACAACTTTAACAAAAGCAGTATCGCCTGAAATACTCATGTCAAACGGTACTACACCATCAAACTCAAATTCTTTTGGAAATGGCACTTGCACTTCATACTCATTCAAATTTTGTATGCGTTCCATAATATGCTTGAATTCCTTATTCATTATAATCCTTACACTCGATTAATGATACGTTTAACTGTATCTGTTCGTTGAATCGGATTTCTTGCACCCATCACAACCACAATTCTATGATGGATTTCATCATTAATTTCACGTTCAATCAATATAGCCACACAAAAACCCGCAGGATTAGTATATCCAGTTTTACTTAATTGTATGCCATCCACACTATTTAATATAACACGATTTGTATTATGAATGATAGTGTGGCGTGTTTTATTTTTGACATAGGTCAAAATATCTGCTTCTTTCTTGGTGCTTATTTGTCGTATTATTGGATAATATTGTGCTGCTGTTGCAACCATTGTAGTAACATCCGATGCTGTGCTTAGATTACCATTACTTAACCCCGATGGGTCATCAAAATGTGTGCCGTACATACCCATCATTTCGGCACGAATATTCATGTCACGAATGAATTTACTGCGTCCACCCTCATAGTCTGCTGCCAATGTCTCTGCTGCTGCATTGTCTGATTTGATTAGCAACATGTGAAACAATTCACCTCTGGAATACTGACGAACTGGCAACCTACTGTGAGTTAATTTACTCAGACTTAGCATTTTATTCATGTCTGTGTTACTATCCAATGCCACCATAGCAGTCATTAATTTGGTAATACTAGCCAATGCTCGAATCTGATCTATATTCTGTCCATACACAATTGAATTCGTAGTTACATCAGTTACCAAAAAAGATAGATTATTATTTGTTATCGTTTTATACACACGATGTTTATGTGGTTTTGCTTCTGCAAAACCAACTATAAGAAAGCATAATACCACAAATAATACAATCATTTCCATTAATGTGAATGGAATTGTATTGTATAGGTTCTCGATGGCATATTGCCAATCTTTTAACTTCTCTCGTATTTTTTTCATTTGGATATACTACAATAGATTTGAATTGGTGTCAATCACCATTTTTCTGCGCGTTGCCATGTCCAATCGTAGTCTGCCGAATAGTCGGTAACATCTGGAATACCTACGGCAAAATCATCTACACCGATTTCTTCCCATTCTTTGCCTGTAGTTTTGGCGGTCATCATACGTGATGATTTTTCGCGTGTTGCTGCACCTTCTGGTGTTTGATGATACTCTGCTAGTTTTTGTGCACGTATTGCTTTATCTTCTTCGGTATGTTCGCGTACATTACCACAAGAACGTGAACAAAATGGTCCACGTTTCTGGTGTTTTACTCCACATCTAGGACAAGTTTTTTGAATAGCCATGCATTAGAAATCGTCATTCAATGTTGCTGATTCCATTTCATTCTCTATGTATTCGCATAGTAAATGACCTAGCATCAAATGACCTTCTTGAATTTGTGGTGTTTTTAATGATGGTACTGCAATATAATAATCTGAAAATTGTTTCATCCAAGTTGTTTTCATACCAGTAAATGCAATGTTGACCAAATTAAGTGTACGACCAATCTTCATTGCTTCAAGTATATTTTCAGATGAACCCGATGTGGACAAATAGATTGCTACATCACCAGATTTTGCAAGTGCGGATAGTTGGCGGGAAAATATTTCTTCAAAATTGTAATCATTACTTATTGCTGTAATTGCTGATGTATCTGTATTTAATGCGATAGCAGCATACGGTTTGCTATTAGACATAAAATGACCAACCAACTCTGCTGCAAGGTGCTGTGCTTCTGCTGCTGAACCACCATTACCCATAAAGAATATTTTATTGCCGTTGCGTAATGCAGTAACACATGCCCTTGCTGCAAGTTCTAATTCGGTAAGTGGTGGAGGTATATCACTTGATGCGAAATTCTCTTTTTTATTCAAGAGTAAATCGTTTACCATTTTCTGAGTATTTTTCAGCTTATCCACAAAATTCATAATAATCCCTATGCTGATTCAAGTACGTGTTGTGCGTTACATGTGGTAATGAAATTGATGAATGCTACTGCATCATCTTCATTCTCATAATAACGTATAATTGTTTGTGCTGTATAACGGGAAACGATCATTAACAAAATATAGTGGTCACGATAGGTGGAGAACTTAATCCACCACCCATTGCGACACACCGGATGCCAAAACTTAGACTTGCTTTGTATCTCCAGCTTGAGATTTTGCTTTCTCACTTCTGATAATTTTTTTCGCATCTTCAGCTACATTATGGTTAAAATTAACTGCCTTCTGTGTATATGTAGCAAAACTATTATCTGTGATACTGTTGAAATATGCAAGCGATTGATCAATAAATTGCTTATTAAAGTCGATTGTTTTCACGATGTAATTCTCCGCTTTAATGGTAAGGTCATTATGTGTATAAAACATGGGGAATTGTGATGGTTGATTTAAAAACATTGTAGTTTCCTTTTATAGTTGAACTCATTAATTAATTGTTCTACGTCAGCAGTATTCTTCGGATTGTGTGAACAGATATAATACTCTATTTCAGTTATTTGTGGTTGTGTGAACCAATCTATCAGTTTTTTTAACATTGCATTTCCTCCTATGTTATTATATAGGAGAAATATGCTGCAATGCAATATTTTATTTAGTGATATCTGATATTTGGAGTTTGGTCAAGTGTGCTTTGCGTATTTTACATTGCACCCAATCATTATAATAGTTTTCCGATAATAATGCATGACGATTGAATATCTCATAGGTTTCCAAATATGAACATTCCGATTTAGTCTTACAAAGGTGAAGGATAGTCCTTACGAACTTATCCTCACCTAAGATTGAGACATCTTCTTTGAGTGTTTCATTGGAACCGTAATACGTTGCCCAATCGGATGGTTTTCGTATTTTCTTTCTTTTACCGTTGACTTGCTTGTAGCCAGCTTGTGTAAAGTATTTGCGTCCAATATATTTCCGTCCTGTAATTGTGTTTTCTATCAAATAAACAAAGCCGAAACTCATGCCATCATCGATATACTCACTACCACATAATAACCAACTCATAGCGGTTCGTCATCTTCTTCTTCATCGAAATCTTCTTGTTCGAGGATTAGATATTCGCCGCAGAACGGGCAATATGTTGGGTCTGTTTCAGTATGCATTTCATTGTATGAAATACTGAATTGTGATGCACACGCTGAACATTCATGTTGAAGTTTAATCATCAGTTACACCATGACTGTTTGGCCTCACCGAAATATTCACGGGCAAAACCATTTGCGATTAATTGAGCACGTAGACTTTGACCGTCAAGTATAATATCACCTAGTACACGACCACCAAATTTATCCCAACCATAAAGTGTTGCTTTACGGTTGACTGATTTATTGACTAGATTTTTAGTGAATGCTGACGCTGCTTGTCCACGTTGATCTTCACTTGGACATTGAGCACGATGACCTTTTTCTGGTGTGTCAACTCCATAAACGCGAACAGCTAATTCTTGTTTGAGTGGGGGTGGTAGGAATGGAGCAGCAATGACTACGGTGTCTCCATCAGTTACACGGATAATAACTGCTTCATACGTCACACCTTGTGGGGTTTTTGCTGCTTGTACTGGTAAAAATAAACAAAGGAACAAAAACCCCACTGCGGCATATAATTTTTTCATATCGTTTCCTTACATATTTGGGTGTATATATCATTTCTTGCACTGGATGGTGTCAGCATTTCAACTGTATACGCTCCGAATTCATGTGTTGATTTGAATACTATATTTTCATTCACATCAACGTGCCACTCAACCAGTATGTACAGATTTGCTTCATTACAATTCAGAACTCCGTAAGTATATATCTTACTTATTTCTGTCTTTATTGAGTCACTGTAATATGGTTTTTTGTATACTGTAGCACCATGAAATTCATACATTGGTTGTTTTTGATCTTTGAGCATTCCCTTTTCTAGATATAATAACCAATCGGCTCTCTCTGTTCCAAGAACCCACTCTTGCTCTATAAAAGGAATTTTAATTGTGCCGTTTTGTATTTCTACAAAAGGTAAACGATAGGGTTCTGCTGCGTAGATATTGAAAGCAAAAAATGCCATTACAATGAAAAATAGGCGGTTCATGGAATTGCTCCCTAAACGCCTATTTAGATACATATTCTGGTTACGGTTCCAGAGTCACCATATCCCGTGACCGATTTATCATATTTATGCCGCTTTACCCCATACATTTTCCCATGTACCGGACAATGCACCCTTTGAATAATCAGTAGCCCGATTCTCAAAGAAGTTTGTATGTGTTGGTGCATTGATCATTTCTTCTACCCAAGGCAGGGGATTCTTCTTTACCTTGAATATACCTTTGAGTCCAAGACTAATCAACCTACGGTCTGCAATGTATCGGATGTATTGTTTAACATCTGCGGCAGACAATCCTTGAATGCCACCCATAGCAAATGCTAGGTCAATAAAGTTATCTTCTAATTCTACCATTTTTTCTGCAATAGAATAGATTCTTGATTTGAGGTCATCATTCCATATTTCTTTGTTCTCTTCAATGTATGTACGAAACAGTTTGATCATTGACTCGGCGTGTTGTGTTTCATCTACGATAGACCAAGTAATGATCTGCCCCATGCCCTTCATCTTGCCTTGTCTAGGGAAGTTAAGTAACATGATAAAGGAACTGAATAGTTGCATCCCTTCGGTGAAAGCAGAGAAAACTGCAATGTGAGTAGCAGTAGTAGACCTATCGCCACTCTGTGTGCTAAGATCAAGAACATAATCATGTTTATCCTTCATTGCTTGATACTCAAGAAATTCTGAGTATGTGGTATCTGGCATACCTAATGTTTCAATCAAGTGTGAATATGCTGCAATGTGTAATGCCTCACGTGCTGCAAAACCTAGCAGCATCATTCTTACTTCAGGTTGAGGGAAATAAGGTAGATAATTATTAACATAACCACCTGCAACATCAATGTCACCCTGAGTAAAAAATCTGAATACATGAGTGAGAAAATTCTTTTCGTCTTTCGATAGTTTATTTTTCCAATCCTTAACATCCTCAAGCATCGGTACTTCAGTATGAATCCAATGTGATTGTTCATGTTGTAGCCATGCGTTGTATGCCCACGGGTAGGCAAATGGTTTGAATGCTGTTCGTTCATCGGTTAGTTTTACTTGCTGTTTTTTAATCATTCTTTTACTCTTATAGTTATTGTTTGTTATTAATCTTCGTACATTACTGTGGTGGTATCACCTAATGCCCATTTTGGATTTTGTTCAACGACATATTTTTTAGTGCAGACTTTAAAATCGGGAAACTTTAGTTGTTTTGGATTACTTGCTGCATCCAAAAACAGACAACGATTGTTTGGTTGTGCTGCATACTGACCATTATCTAGTTCTATAAAATTAAAACTCTTGTGATCTTCTGGCCATTCTGCATAACTTGTATCTATAATATTTAAATCGGGAGCAGAATGATCTACTGTAAACAAATAATTACCTTGATAAAATTGTTTGTCTTTGGCATAAAATTTGGCAGTTAAATTTCTCAAAAATGATTTTTGAATTACAGAAAAATCATAACTAAAACAATCCCAAATTTGTAGTGTATCTAAAGGTAAAAACTTCTCAGGTTCAATATTCTTTGTGCGTGACACATACGCATGGAGAGGTAGTTTGTCATAAGCCGCACCATAGTTTGGTAAGTAAGATTCTATTCTAAATGCTTGTCCACGAATACTTTTAATTGAAATCCATATACATGGTTCATATTCTCCGTGACCTTTTTGAAAGTCGTAAAGAAATTCTTTTCGAATATAACAATGTATAGGTGGTAGGTTTGCAACTAAATGTGCCATTGATTATTTCCTATCTTCTTTCTTTTCTTCAGTACAAATTAATTCCTGTTCACCCGATTCATGTTTTCTACAAATCATTACTTTCTCTTTTTCAGGATAAACTTTCTCAACTGTCCAATTGGCAGTCATCCATCCCATTGCAGAGAAGAAACCCCAAACAAGCATATAAGGTATTTCTGCTATCATTTTATTTCTCCATTAATCTGTCAACAAAGTCTAATAGTAATTTACCGTGTGTGTCTTTGTGCCAATATTTGTGTAGGTATGGTTTATCATACCAAAACTCTTGACTCTCTAAGTGTGGTCCAACTAATCCTATACGTCCCTTGATAATTGCTGCTGGATCGTTGTTTGTGTACCTTGCAATGGTTTCAAAATTTGATTCGTTTCCGATAAATGTTGGTCCGTCATAAAAGAAGAATCTATCGGTTGTTCCATTCCAGTTACATTCAATTGCTTTGGCATAGTATCTTCTGGTACACGTTTCAGGTCTTCTAATATATTGTTCCGCAAGTACACCATCCAATAAATTAAAATAATGTTTATCAGCCCAATAAGCACCCATGCATATTCCAAGGTATCTACCACCATTTTGAACGTACTTGCGTATACTATTTCCGTTGTCCCTAAAAAGGAAATCATAGGCATCAGAATCACCGATACCACCAGCAAAGCAAACAATATCCACATCATCAAAGAAACCATCTTCAATTTCGTGTTTAGTGAAAGTTTTGAAAACATAGTGATCCTCTAACGATTTAATAATACCGTTTACTGATTGTATTGAACACCTTGGATGATGAACAAATAGGGCAATTCTACCCCTCACATGCAAGGCATTCATTTCCATCTGCTATAGATTTCAAATCAATTTCTTGTATGATGTCACGTTCAATCTTCTTCGAAACTTTATCTGCTTTCGCAAGTTTCTCAGAACGGCAATAATATAATGTTTTTAGTCCCCGCTTCCATGCCAAGAAATGACAAGCATGAAGATATTTTACATTTACATCAGGTCTAAAAAATAGATTTAAAGATTGTGCTTGGTCAATGTATTGCTGTCTATCAGCAGCATGTTCTACAACCCATCGTTGGTCAATCTCCATAGATGTTTTGAATACATCTTTAGTGTATTGATCCATCCATTCTAAATGCTGAACCGAACCATCGTTTGCAATAATCGATGACCATATTTCATTGTAATCATCTGTAGAAATTGAACCGTCAGGATCAGGATTCAAATGTTGTTCTATAACTCTATTTAAAAACTTATTCTTGTTTAGATATGAACCAGAAAGAGTGTCTTGGCGATATGCATTTGCTCTATAAGGCTCAACAGATGGGGATGTATTGCCCATAAGAATAGAGGAAGAAGCATTGGGAGCAATAGCCATAAGATGACTGAATCGCTGTCCTGTACCTTCTGCATCTGGTGCTTCACCACGTTCTTTACCGAGTGCCAAATTTGCTTCATCAAGTTTACTCCTGATGTGTTTAAAGACTTGCATATTAATTGATTTTGCCAACGCAGATTCAAATGCTATTCCTTTCCCTTGTAAAAGAGCATGAAAACCAAGAGCACCGATACCAATGCTGCGCTCACGGATAGCAGAGTATTTTGCTCTTTCAATGCCGCTAGGAGCGTTAGCAATGAAATAGGTAAGAACGCAGTCAAGCATATCCGCAACATCGTGTAGAAACTGGGGGTCTTTTTTCCATTCATCATAATACTCCAAGTTCACTGACGATAAGCAGCACACTGCTGTTCGTTGTTTATCTGTTGGTAGAATAATTTCTGAGCATAGATTACTTTGTTTGATACTCAAACCAAGTTTCTTCTGAAACTCTGGCATCTTACGATTACTTGTATCAATAAAATGTAAGTATGGTTCACCTGTGAGCATTCGTGTTTCAAGTATACGTTGCCATAACTCACGTGCAGATACAACTTCGCGCACTTCTTGAGTGTGTGGGTCTTTCAATTCCCATGAATCATCTGCTTCAGGATCAAGCATTGCTTTTTCAATCAATAGCATGAAGTCATCAGTAATATTAATACCATGATGAAGATTCAATGTGCGTAGATTAGGATCACCTGTTGGTTTTCTCATTTCCAAAAAGTTGATAATATCGGGATGAGAAATATCAAGATAAGCAGCGTAAGACCCACGACGAGTGCGACCTTGACGATAAGCAAGAGAAGAAGCATCATACGTTCTAAGGTGAGGCATGATACCAACAGACTTATCATCAGCAGAACGAATACCAAGACCAATTCCAACACCGCCTCCTAACATTGATAACCAGTTTACTTCTGAGAGGGTATTAACCAATCCTTCAGCAGAATCGTCCAGATAAGGTAAAAAACAAGAAATAGGCAACCCACGTTTAGAACGACCAAAAGAGAGAATAGGAGTAGAATAAGATAACCAATGATTGCTACTATACTCATACAGTCTTTGAGCGTGTTCAGGACTGCTGCTGAAAGCTTTTGAAACATATGCAAACCTCTCCTGTGGTGAGGACTCATCCTCTTTCATGTACGATTCTTGCAATCGTTTAATTCCTAATTCATCAAATAATTTGTCACGATCTAAATCAATCTTAATGCTGCTAATATCTACCATCTCATCTCCATTGTTATTGTTGTTCTAGTGCCGATGCTACCTGTGGAAACTTCTCCGCTATAATCTTCCAACATTCCTCTGCTATTTCCATGTGTTCTTTTTGTGTGCCATTTGATCTACGTAATTCACAATAATGAATCCAAGAACGGAGTGTGCCATTCATGTACATGCGTGATTGTGTGTTACCTTCTGGTAATACTGCCCTTGCTTGTTCTTTTGCAATACCATTATCAATTGCCCAATTGTATGCATGTTCAGCATTATTAATTAGTGTTTGTTGCATCAAATTCCATTTATCTTGTAATTCTCTATCATCAGTATCAATAGAGTTCTGACGATTCTTTGTATCCTGTAGTCTTGCTTCACGAAGTTCGAAACCTAAATCTTTTGTTGGGTCTGCATAACGCTGACTGAATTCTTGAAAGGCAAAACTACGATGGCGCAATATTTGCCTTGCTATGTCTCTTGTAGTGTTTATTTCCATAACAACGTTGACCATTTCGAATGGTGACCAATGTTGATTTTTGATGAGATATCGAATAAGTTTTTCGTCACCTCTAGTCATGCTTTGGTTGGCAGGATTTGATACACGTGCCATGTAAACAATCATATCTTCAGCAGAGTTATGCCCTGCATATGGTGCTGTTACACCAATCAATTTCACGCTCATAATTTCTTCCAGAATGTAAATTTCGCTATCGCCTCTAAACCTCTAAACGTATTACTATCTATGATATCTTGAATTTCACTATTCGGAATGCCATTCAGTATCATTTCATTGATATCTTTACCATCTATGTTATCTGGCCAGATAACGACATAATGATCTGATTTAATAGCATTTTCGAATAACTTACACACTTCTTTATTTCTTGGTTCGTTGTCGAAAATTAATACTAATTTCTTTGCTTTAATATTTTTTGCAGTGATTGAAAGATTTGCATCACCAGATGCTAAACAATTCTTCACAAATAAACTGTCTATTGGACCTTCTACCAGATATACAGTCTCTTCTAAGTTTACTCTTTCTAAGCCATATGTAAGTTTGTCATCACTATCATCAGTACGCAATGTCACATAACGCAGAGTTTTATCGGAAGTTTCTAATGCACGACCAGATACTGCAACCAACTGATTATTACGATCATAGAATGGAATAATTAATCGTGCATCATTAGCTAAAGCTTTACCATGATTGGGTATTAATGCATCACAAAAGTCTTTGTATTTACTTGTGAATAACAGTAAATCATATGCTTCTTTTGGCAGTAAACGATTCTCGACATAGTTTAAACAAAAATGTCCACTCGGCAATTTGCTGACCCATTCTGCATGGTCGAATATAGTTTGCTTCTGGAGTTTGCCAAATCGTGGTGGTGGGATGTTAAATGTGGGTGCAGTGTTAGATTTGCGGACATAGGTGTTTGATTCACCCGATTTATACTTTTCGAGGACATATTCTCCATGCAACGCAGGATCGACATGCTTGACGAGATTGTATACATTCGTACCTAATCCACAATTATAACATTTAAAGAATAAATCATTACCTTTGGCATAGACATAGCCACGGGCTTTGAGTTTATTCTTTTGGGAATCGCCACAATACGGGCAGGAGAAGTTCCAGACATAAGTATTCTTCTGCTTAAAGTTGCGTAAGCGTGAAGATATTAGTCGAACAAATTTCGAATCTGTAGAGAGTGCCATTTATACATGATAACATTATTTCCCAAGCAAGTCAATTTAGTTGAAAAGTTTAGCCAGCATTTCCAATTTGACATTAGTTACTAGCCATGCAAAAACTATAACACCACCAGCCACCATCCATCGCCACTGCGATAGTTTTAGCATATCGGCTTC